CTGCTATTGGTTTGTATATGTTATTTGCTGATGAAGAAAGAGGGTCAGAAGTTTACTCTGCTGCTGGTGATAGACAACAAGCTGGTATTGTTTTTGAGATTGCAAAAGGCATGATTTTGCAAAGTCCAGAATTATCACAAAGAGGAAAAGTATTTAGAAATTCTATTGTAAATGAATCTAAGGGAAATTTTTATCAAGCAATAAGTTCTGATTCAAAAACTAAACATGGGTTTAATGCTAACTGCATTATTTTTGATGAATTACATACACAGCCAAACAGAGATTTGTGGGATACTTTAGTTACATCAACTGGATCAAGAAGGCAGCCATTNACTATTGCNATAACAACNGCTGGTTATGATAAGCAAAGTATATGTTATGAAATATATTCTTATGCAAAAAAAGTTGCTGATAAAGTAATTAAAGATGATTCTTTTTATTCTGTTATTTATGAAGCAGAAAAAGAAGATGATATTAAATTAGAATCTACCTGGAAAAAAGCCAATCCAAATTATGGTATTAGTTTAAGAAAAGAATATATGGAAAGAGAATCTCAAAGAGCTGTTGATGTTCCATCTTATCAAAATACATTTCGTAGATTATTATTAAGTCAATGGACAGATTCTTATTCTGCTTGGCTAACAGCTAAAGAATGGGATGATTGTTATGTTGAATATGATTATAAAAGTTTAGAAGGCAAACAATGTTGGGGAGGAATTGATTTAAGTACAACAAGAGATATTAGTGCTGTTGTATTATTGTTTTATGAAAATGAAAAGTTTATTATATTACCTTTCTTTTTTATACCTAAAGACAATTTAAAAAACAGAAGAGATAGAGATGGTGTTGATTATGAAATGTTTGTTAGAGATAATCATGTAATAGCAACAGAAGGAAATGTAATTGATTACAATGTTATTAAAGAAAAGATAAATGAGTTAGGAAATAAGTATAAATTCAAAGCATTTCTTATGATCGTTGGAATGCATCAATGCTTGTAAGTTCTTTAATTGATGATTATGGAATTAATATGTCGCCTTTAGGAATGGGTTTTGTTAGTCAATCAGCTCCAACAAAAGAATTAGAAAAATTAATATTAGAAAAAAAAATAGTTCATAATAATAATCCAGCTGCAAATTGGATGTTATCAAATGTTTCTCTTCAAGAAGATCCAGCTGGTAATATTAAGATTTCAAAAAGCAAGTCAAAATCCAAGATTGATTTTGTTGCAGCTCTTATATTAGCATTAGCTGATTACATGAGTTGTGAATCTGGCGATAGTGTTTATGATACAAGAGGGATATTAATGATTTAATGTTAATAAATAGAAGTTAAATTATTTTTTTTTAGTTTTTTATAATCGTATTATTGTGAAAATAAAAATTTCACTTTGAGCTTAATAGATAGAATTAAAAATGTTTTTGTTCCAAAAGATAATAAAGCTGAACAAAGGTCAATAACTTACTCTACTCCTTTTGGAACTGGTACAAATGTTTCACCAGATACAGCTTTAACATTTACAGCTGTTTGGTCAGCAATAAGATTACTTACAGAATCTGTTTCTTCTTTACCTATATCAGTATATAAAGTTGAGAATAATGGTGATAGAACTGAAGCTGTTAAAGAAAATCTTTATTCACTTTTAAAATATAAACCAAATACTTATCAAAATAAAATTACTTTTTTTGAAAAGATAATGATGGATTTATGTGTTAATGGAAATTCTTATGTTTATATTGAAAGGAATAGATTAGCAAGAGTTACTGCTTTGTATTGTATGAATTATGAAGATATGACAATCATACAAAAAGATAATAAACTTTTTTATGAAAATGGCGAAACTGGCGAAGTATATAATTCTGAAGATGTGTTGCATTTTACTGGTTTAACAACTGATGGAATAGAAGGTTTAAGTCCAATTACACAATGTAAAAAAGCTATATCTTGGGGAATGTCAATTGAAGAATATGGTAACACATTTTTTAAAAATGGTGCAAAATTAAGTGGTGTTTTATCAACTGATAGAAGTTTAAGTGAAACTGCAATAGATAGATTAAGACAATCATTTAACAATACTTACTCACAGCTTTCTGGTAGTAATCAAACAGCTATATTAGAAGAAGGATTAACATTTAAGCCAGTTGGAATTTCACCAGATCAAGCTCAATTTTTAGCATCAAGAACTTTTTCAATTGAAGAGGTTGCAAGAATTTGGAATATTCCTCCACACATGCTTGGTGATTTATCAAAATCAAGTTTTAATAACATTGAAATGCAAAGTCAAGAGTTTGTTACATTTACTCTTTTACCTTATTTAACAAGAATAGAAAATGAGATGAATCTAAAATTATTTAGAACATCTGATGTTGGAAGATTATTTGTTAAGTTTAATGTTAATGGTTTGTTAAGAGGTAATTTAAAAGATAGAAGTGATTATTACACAAAAATGATTAATACTGGAGTAATGAGTATTAATGAAGTTAGAGCTTTAGAAGATTTAAATAAGATTGAAGATGGTGATAAGCATTTTATGCAATTAAACATGACTACAATAGAAAAAATTGGAACAGATGCCAGCGAATAAATGTGCTAATGGAAAATGGAAATGGGGTGAATCTGGTGCTTGTAAATACGATTCTAAAAAACAAGCTGATGATGATAATAGTGGTTATAGAAAAAAATTAGGAACAATAATTAGTGATGGAATTGAATTGCCTTATTATGATACAATAGAAGAAGCAGAAAATGAGGCAAAAAGATTAGGTGGCTCTGGTTATCATGAGCATACTTTAGATGGTAATATTGTTTATATGCCATTTGATTCACATGATGAGTTATTAAAAGTAATGAATAGCAGATCAATAAAAAATAATAATATGGAAAAAAGAATATTTAACGTTGAAACAAGAATTGATTCAACAGAAGAAGGAAAAGAAATGGTTGTTGGTCATGCTTCTGTGTATAATTCTAGAAGTCAATATATGGGTTTTTATGAATATATTTCAGAAGGAGCATTTACACAAGAATTAATAGATAAATCTGATGTTAGAGCTTTAATAAATCATGATGCTAATTTAATTTTGGCTCGTTCAAAAAATGGTGAAGGAACTTTAAATCTTAATGCTGATACAAAAGGTTTAGCGTATTCTTATGAACTACCAGAAACATCTTATGGAAAAGATTTAGGTATTAATTTAAAAAATGGGAATATTAGTCAAAGTTCTTTTGCGTTTACAATTTCTGATGGTGGCGATTCATGGTCTACTGATGAAGAAGGTAACGATATAAGAACAATTAATAAAATTGAAAAATTATATGATATTTCTAGTGTAGTATATCCAGCATATAGTCAAGCTGAATCTGATTTAGAGGTTGCTCAAAGAGGATTAGCAGAATACAAAGAAACATTAAATAAGGTTGATGTAATAGAAGAAGTAAAAGAAGAAAAAGATTTAGTTAGCCGTTCATTAGCAAAACTAAAGATTGAGTTAAAAAAAAGAAAATAATTAAATAATTAAAAATTGAAAAATGAAAAATTCTAAAGAATTAAAAGAATTACGTTCAGATTTAATTGGTGAGCTTGAATCAATCAAGTTAGTTGCTGAAAATGAAAAACGTGATTTAACAATAGAAGAGAATGATAATATGGATTCTCTACTATCTAAAATAGATGATAACGATGTTGCTATCACAAGAGCTGAAAAAGTTGAAACTAATCTTAAATTAGCTGCTTCTGCAACTGGTGCTAAGATTTCTTCTGTTGATACTGATAAAACTACAAGAGGTTGGAGTTTATTTAAAGCTGTTAATGAAATCAGAAATGGTGGGCAATTAACTGGTTTAGAAGCTGAAATGCATCAAGAAGCTCAAAACGAAGCAAGAAAAGGTTTACAAGGAATTGGATTACCTTCTTTCATGACAGAAAAAAGAGCTATTGACCAAACTAACTCTGCAATTGCTCCAACATCTGTTGGTGCTTACATTGACAGTTTACAAGCATCTGGTCTTTACAATAGAGTTGGAATTCAAAATTTAGGAACTGTTGCTGCTGATACTGTTCTTCCAATTGCTGGAGGATCAACTGTTGGTTGGAAATCTGAAGTTGCTGCTGCTGCTAATGGTGGTGCTAATTTTGGAAAAGTAACTTTAACTCCAAAAAGATTAACTGGATATGCTAACCTTTCTAATGTTATACTTGCTCAAAATGGTCCAGCTGCTGAAGCTGCTGTAATGAGAGATATGGGAAGAAATATGGCAACTCAAATTGATGCTGCTATGTTTGGCTCAACTGATGTTACTGATGCTCCTGGAGCAATCGCTGATACAACTGGTTGTTTAACATTTACTGAATCAACAACAGCTGGTGGTGCTGGTATGGTTGCAGATATGTTGACAGCTATTCAAACAATTGCTAATAGTCATGGATTAGATGGAAATTTAGCTTTTGTAAATAACTGGAAAATGTATTCAATATTAAAATCTGGAGCTCAAGTTGCTTCTGTTTATCCAGCTTATGTTGATGATAAATTAATGGGATATGATGGTTATTTCTCATCAGCTCCAGCATCTTCTGGTACTACAAGTGCTGATGGTATTTTTGGTGATTTCAGTCGTGTATATTATGCTACTTTTGGACCATCTAATATTTTAGTTGATCCTTATTCAAGAGCTACTAATAATGAGGTTAGATTAGTAATGAATAATCATGTTGATTTTGGTGTTGCTGATGGAGCATCTTTTGTTAAATATACATCTTTACAATAGTATAATTAATAATTAATTTAAGAAAGGGGTGGTGGAATAACCATCATCCCTTTTTTTTAAACTAAATAATATGAATAATTATTATAACATAAATAACATCAATAATGTTGCATTGCCAA